AAGACACGGATACGCGTCGTTGCGGAGCGTCCGGAGTACCCAGGAGTGTCACGTTGCGGCTTACCAGCCGGACGTACTTCTGGTAACCGAACGGGTCCTGCACGAGAATCGTCGCGCGAGCCTCGAGAAGTGTCTCCAGCGCGGCCCAGTCCGCGTCGCTCGAGATCGCGACCTCATAGGTGCCGTCCCAGCCGCCGCGTCCGCCCTCGATTACGACGGCGCGGTCCCGTCCGATAGGACGGAACACTCCGACCTGAGCCTGCTGCTCGACGCCGACGCCCGCGAGAACGGGAACGGCGGACACGGTTAGCGCGGGGACGGTTGGAACCTTCCACCACCAGGTCCCATCATTCGGCACGGTCAGCGACGGGTACGTGTTCGTCGCGGACGCAAACCCGGTTGTGAGGGCGGAGATCTCCGCCGCAGTTAGGGCGCGGCGGAACAGGGCAGCGCCATACACCTCCATATCCGTGTAGGACGTGCCCGCTCCCGCTAGACGCCCGACGCGCATCGATAGCGAGTTCGCGAGGCTGCCCGTCGTCGTATCAGTAGAGAGGGTAGTCGCCGTGCCGTTGACGTAGGTTGCGAGAGTGTCTGCCGATACGTTGCGAACGCCAGCGACAGTATGCAATGCTCCGGTCGAGTAGGCCTGCGTGTCTGCGGGTCCGTTGGTCGCGTCCGCGATCTGTAGACCTAGCGTGGTGCTGTTCGTGTAGAGGGTCCACCCATTGTAGATCGCCGACTGGCCCTCAATCTTCGATAGTAGTTGCGTGAACGACTGTGTATTCCATTGGCGTGCGACGACGAGAGCCGTGAACGAGTCTGTCGCGCCGAAGTCGAGGAGGGCGTTGTCTGCTACTTCCATGTAGTCGTCGGTGCCGAAGAGCCACACCGGGCGAGTTACTAGCGCAGCCTTCCTGCCCGAGGTTCGCCGGTTGATCGTGACCGTCTGACCCGTAACTGCGGTGAACGAAGTCGCCGCGCCGGAGGTCACGAGTGAAGTGTCGATGTCGACGACGGCGGAGCCGTCGATACCGTCGCGGTAGATCGCCCGATACACCTTGCCGCCCAGCGGCAACCCCTCGAACCCGTACTCTCCGACGTTGAGTGTCGACGCGCTGCCGTCGATCGCCCCGGCGGGACTTGTCTGTGTCGCACCCAACTGTGACCAGGTGACCCCGTCCGTGCTCGTGTAGAACTTGAGGTCGCCGGTCGTTGCAGAGCGGGTAAACCGGACCCAACCTGGACTGCCGTCAGCGAACGGCACCGCCGTACCAGAGTCGCGGGCGTATTGCGTCGCGCTAACGCGGAAGAACAGACGCAGGTACCCGAGGCTGTTGGTCTGGAACCAGAACGACGTATCGCCCTGCCAGCGCGCCACCAACACGTTGTCGCGTGTCCAGTCGTCGAGGGCCGCGTGTACGACGACGTCCATATCGCCAGCGAGGTCGAGCGCGGCAGCGTCCGGAACTGATAGGAAGTTGCTACCAACGCCTGGGAGGTAGACGTAGTTGCCTCCGTTATGTCCAGGCCACGCGAGGAACAGGGGATCGTTGGAGTCGGCCCCCGTCGTCGAGCCGAGTCGGGCGTCGAGCGCCGACCCGCCCGTCCCCTGATTAGGCACCGACTGTCCGCCCGGCGCGACGGATGCGTCGATGTAGAACGTCGCCTGACGCGCTAGGACCTCCCAGGGGCGATCTCCACCCCACGCGGACGCGACCTGATTACCCGCGAGCGTCCCGACGGTCCGCGCACGATAGAGAACGGCGACGCCGCGCGGCGCCTCGTAGTCCTTGACGACCGCCGTGTATGTCCCCGACGGCGTCAGTCCTGTGCCGTTGCGGACAGGTAGCCATGTAGCGCCGTTGTCGTCGGATCGCTCGACGTCGAAGAGTTGCGAGTCGAACCCGGTTGGGGGGCCACCCGTAACGGTGCAGACGACGGCGCCCTCCGCAGGCAGGTACTCGAGCGAGATCGACGGGAGAGGCGGCGGCGTCAGTTGTACCGTGAACTCGGAGTAGGCCCAGCCTGACCAGAACGGCGACCCGTTGATCGTCTTCGCGGTCTTGACGTAGACCCGATGCTCTCCGTTCGGGAGGTACGCGCCGACGGTCGCTGCGGTATCCGTCGACGAGACGACACCGGAGTCCCAGGTCGGTACGCCGACCTCCGGGTCGAACCCGCCCGCCGTGTAAACCAACCCGGGGTAGACCTTGATCCGGTAGTAGGTCTGCGCCTCGCTCTCCGTGTCCGTGTACGTCCACGAGACGTCGGGCCGGGACGTCGTCGTGACCGTCCCGGTAGGAGCGGTAACAGCCGTGGTCGGTTCCGACGCAAGATCGACGTCGACGTAGACCTCGTACAAGTAGGCTCGCGATGCGCCGTCCCGGTAGTCCGTCCATTGAGCGCGAACCTCGTCAATGCGCTCTTGGTCCCACGCCTGACCGTCCGGCGCGACTGCCTGCCACGGTCCCGCAATCTCCCCAATCGCGGCGTTGCCGCGTAGCGGTACCGCCGTCGTGAAGTAGTTCAGACCCTCGACCCTCGCGCCGAGATACAGGTTGGCCTTCGTTGACGCGTCTCCACCCTTACAGCGAGCGCGGACCCGGACCTGACGCACGACCTGCGCGGCCCCGATCGACACGGTCCCGTTGCCCAAGACGATCGACGCCGTACCTGACGCCGCCTTCCGAATGTACGTGCCGTCGGCGTTATCGGAGAGAGCGGCGTGCGCGGTCGCTGCGCCCGTCACCGTAAACGAAGGACCACCCGACGGAGTCCCGTTAGGTCGCACCGTTGAGACTGCCATGCCCTATGCCCTCTCCAACTCGCGAGCCAACTCGCGCAGACCCGCCGTGACTGCCTTCTCGACCTCGACGGAGATCGCCGCCCTATCCGCCGCCGTGACCCCGTCGCCGAAGTTGATGACGATGCCGCCCTGAGCGACGTTGACCTGAGTGTCGAGGATCCCGGCGGCGCGGGTCGAGTCCATCCCGAACTGCGACTGCGCTCCGACGTCGCCGACTGCGAGCCCGATACCCCGGAGAGATTTCTCGAGGGAGTTCACCTCGGCGATGTTCGCGGCGGCGTTCGGCCCAAGGAGTGCCTGACCAATCGTCGTCCCAGCGCCCGGCCCCATACCGATGATCTCCTGCAGGCTCGCGTTATTGAGCCCGAGCGCGGAGAGTTGGCGGACTACTTCTGCAAACTCTGTCGCGGCGCTGAGCCGCTTACGCATGTCTGCAATGATGCTCCCGGCGTTCGGAGCGGTCTCGTTGACCCGCTTCTGAGCGGCAGCGGAGGCAGCGTTCGCGTCCGCGAGTTTCTGAGTCGCCTCCGCGAGAGTCTCCCTCGCGCTCGCGATCTTGTCCGTGTCCTCGCCCTCGAGCGCCTTATCGAGCGCCGCCTGAGCGTCGCTGAGGTCCTTGGTCGCCTTGGTGACCGCCTCCTGCGCGTCGACTAGCGCCTTGCGTGCCTGGTCTATCTGACCGAGGTCGAACCCGGAGAGTTTCCCGAAGTCGCGGATACGCCCGATGACGTCCTCGACGTAGGAGATAACCTCCCGCGCCTTCTCCTTGATCGACTCGAGGCCAGCCTGGGCGGACTCCCGGACCGTCTGACGGATACGCCGAGCCAGGTCGCGGGCTTCCTTCTCCGCTTCCCGGAGCGCCTCCCGTGCTGCCTTCCGCGCTTCCTTGGTCGTCGCCTTCGCGAGATCGGCTGTCGCCTTCGCGACTGCCTTAGCGTTCCGGGCGATGCCCTTAGCGAGACCGGCGGGGATCCATTGACCGATCTCCATCATCACCTTCGACGGCGACGAGATCCCAAGCCGGTCCTTCACCCACTGAGGGATCTTGTCCGTGATGAATGACGCGATAGTCGAGAGAACCTCTCCGGCTCGAGCCTTGATACCGGCGATCAGACCACCGATGAGATCAGAACCGGCGGACCAGAGAGTCGTCGCGACGTTCCCTAGCGCGGAGAGGATCTTCCCGGGGATACCCCGGACGAACTCGACGGCGGCATTGAACTTGTCGACGATGCCCTGCCGGATCGAGTTGAAGTATCCGACAACGGTCGAGACGATCGTCCCGATCCCGCGAAGGATCCCGATAACCGTGTTGATCGAGGTTTCGACCGCGCTCTTGATGAGGTTGAAAGCGGACTGGATGCCTTGCCAGAGGATCTCGGCGCCGCGCTTCATGTTGTTGAACGCGTCCCGGATGAAAGGCCAGGCGGTGTCCTTCACCCAGGAGACGACCTTCTTGATGATGTCGAAGATGAGAGTCCAGTACCGCTGGTATGCGTTCCACAGGACGCCGAGCGCGGTCCCGATCATGCCGAAGACGCGGGAGAGAGTCGGCCAGACGTAGGTCATGAACCAGTCGACGACGATGCGCACGCCGTTGAGGATGAGGGTCCAGTAGGTCTTGTACGCGTTCCAGAGGATCGGGAGCGCCTGCCCGATCAGTTGGAAGACTGTGTCGAGCGTAGGCCAGACGTATTCCATGAACCACGCGGCGACTTTCTGGACGACTGGAACAATCGCGTTCCACGCCGCAGCGATGACTTGCCCGAGGTATTCTGCGGCGACTCCGATGTAGCCGAAGATCTCCTCAAGGATCGGCCAGACGTAAGCCTGGAACCAGTCGACGACGTAGGCGACGGCTGCCTGGATCCCTTCCCAGACGGCGGTCACGAAGTTCCGGAAGCCCTCGAAGTTCTTGTATGCGTAGATGACTCCGGCGACGAGTGCGGCGATTGCGGCGACGATCCCGATGATCGCGAGGACGACGGGGTTGGCAATCAGGAACGCCATAGCGCCGGAGAGGGCTCCGATCGCGGAGATCACGGAGCCGATGACGATCAGTAGCGGTCCCATCGCGGCAGCGATCGCGGCGATCACCACGATGATCGTCTGCGCCTGCGGGGACAGGGAAGTAAAGCGGTCCGCGAGATCCTTGATGAAGCCTGCGACCTTCGACAAGGCGGGAGCGAGAGCCTCACCGATCGCGAGGGCAGCGGTCTCGAGAGAGCCCTTCAACTGTTCGATCGCGCCCGCCGTGCCGGACATACGGGCGTCGGCGAGTTCCTGTGCTACGCCTGCCTTGCCGACCGCATCCCCGAGTTTCTCGTATCCCTTCGCGCCTTGATCGAGGAGGATGTTGGCGGCTCGCATACCTTCGACACCGAAGATGGACTTGAGCGCCGTCGCCCGCTGCTTGTCGGTCAGTCCGCCGAGTTTGTCTTGCAGTTGCCCGATGATCTCGATCATCGGCTTGACTTGACCCTCGGCGTTGTAGAACTTGAGCCCGTAGTCCTTGATCGCCGCTGCCGCCTTCGGCGTCGTCCCGGCGAGCCCGAGAAGCATACGGTTCAGCGACGTGCCCGCCGTCGTCCCGTCAATGCCAGCGTTGCTGAGACTCGAGAGCCCCGTGACAACGTCTTCTAGCGGGATCCCCATCGTCCCGGCAGTCGAGCCGACGTACTTGAGACCGCCAGCGAGGTCTTGCACCGATGCGGTCGACGCCACGGCACCTGCCGCGAGAATGTCGACCGCGCTCGCCGAGTCCTTCGCCTTGATGCCAAAGGCGTTCATCGCCTGCGTGACGATCGTCGCCGCGTCCGCTAGACCCATACCCTCGGTCGCAGCGAGCGCCATAGTCGACTGCAGAGCGCCACCGGAGATCTGTGCAGGGTTGAAGCCGGCCTTGGCGAGTTCGAGCATCGCCTCCGCTGCCTCGCCCGCGCTGAACACCGTGTCGGCGCCCATCTGCTTCGCGAGGTCGGAGAGTTTCTCGAGTTCCGTCTGTGGAGCGCCCGTCATGACCGCGAGCGCGTTCATCGACTGCTCGAAGTCCTTCTGGATGTTGACTGCGGCGACTCCGATGCCGACGATCGGCAGGGTCACGCCCAGGGTCATCTTCCGACCGAAGGACGAGATGTTGTCGCCGACCTCCTTCATCTTGTCGCCAGCACGCTTGAACGCTCCGGCGAAGCCGGTCGCGTACTTATCCGCGCTGCCCTTGAGGTCTTCTAGGCGGCGTTGCGCCTGCCCGATCGCCTTGTCGTCGTATGTACCGGCGATGTTGATGACGATTGCTGCCACTATGCCACCGCCTGCGACTCGATCTGAGCGTTCAGTCGCGCGATGTAGGACTCGACGATCGTCCTAGACTGCCGCCACATCTGCGTGCCGCCCTGCCCGGACGGGAGAAACTGACGCCCGAGGAAGCGGGGCGCCGGTCCGTACTTCGCCTCGATGCCGCGCGTCACCGGACCCTTCGGCTTGCCGAGGTCCATGATCGTCGCGTGCGCCGCGAGCGAGACCGCCTGAAAGCCAAAGAGTCCTTGCTTCCGGCTTCCGCCTCCGGCAGCGACGGAGACCTTCGAGCCCGCCTTCGTCAAACGTGTGCCGGTCCGAAGGTGGACGTTCGCAGTCTGCGACGAGGGTCGCTTGCGCCGGTACGGGGTCTCCGCTTTCGCTGCCGAGACGCGAGCCTTGACCATGCCGCCGATCTCGCGGAACATCTCGCGCCGGAGATCGGGCGCGACCTTACGGAGAGCCCGGTCGACGGTCTGCAAGCCCTTGACGTCAATGAGTGCCCCTTGCTTCACGAGGCTCCTCCTAACGTCCCTTGAGCCGGTCCCTCATCCGTTGCTGCTTCTCCGCCTTGCGGCGTTCCTGCATCCTCTCGACCATCGCCCAGAAGATCTCGGGCGGTGCCTCGAGGAGATCCGCTGGGCCGATGCCCGTGTCCTCCGCGAGAGCCGCGACGACGTCTACGATGCCGCCGCGTCTCCGTCTTTCCCCTCGGCCCCCACGGGGACGAGTCCCTCGAGGGAGTCAATCCACGCGTCGAAGTCGAGAGCCGTGTCGCCCTGCCGCTTGAGTACGGACCAGGCGAGGAACGCGAGCCACTCGAAGCGGAGAGTCTCCGCGTCGAACTGCGTCACGCCTACGTCGTACTTGCGCTCGAAGCGGATGAGGTCGGCGGGGCCGACCGTGACCGTCTTCGTTCCTTCTGTAGTTGTGATCTCGAGGTCGATCATTTGCCCTGGTCTCCTCGGGTTAGTAGGACGCGACCCCGTTGGTGAGTGTCGCGGTAAGCGGAGAGCCCGACGCCGGGATGACGACGAGACCCGCGAGTGAGAGGGTCACGGGTCCGCCGCCAGCGTCAGCCGACGGGAACTCGGTGGTGAACGCGACCTTGGTCGCGGCGAGGGTCAGCGTCTTGGTGCCGTCCGTGAACTGGATGGAGAAGGATCCGTAGACCGGGGCAGCGGAGACCGTGGTCCCGCTCGAGGTCCCGGTCAGGATCGTCCGCCAGTCGTTGAGGTTGTCCGGCGTGACGTCGAGGGAGACCTCGACTGCCTGCTGACCGGGGAAGACGTCGCCCGGAGTGATCGTGCCCGAGAGCATGATCGGGGAGAGGTTGTTGTTGATCGAGACGGATCCGCCCGTGACCTTCGCGGAGGCCAGGGTCGTGCCGTCAATGTCGATCTGGAACTGACCACCGGCGGGGCGGAGGTACGCGGCGGCGGAGTCGTCCGTCGTCGGAGTGATCGAGCCGGGGAAGCCGACGTTGGTGCCCATGCCGGAGACCGCGAACTCCACGGGCTCATTCTCCGACCAGGAGATCTCGAGCGAGTCGACCTTGACGTCCTCGACGGAATAGAGGTTCGAGTCGAGCGTCCCGAACGCGGTCAGGTACGGCAGGTCAGCGCCGGTCGTGATCGCGTGCGTGTAGTTCGGGCTCGAGCCGGTCGTCGCGACGGCGCCGAGAGCGCCGTAGAGCCACAGGCCGATCGAGGAGACGTGCCCACGGCAGGTGAACTCGATGCCGGGCATGACCCCGGTGCGGTTCACGGACGGGGCGAAGCGTGTCCCGGAGGTGCGCGCCTCGAGATCCTGCGCGACCTCGACCGTCATGACCTGACCGTCGGTGATGCCGTGCTGATAGGTCGGGTCCGTCGCTGCGGAGCCCTTCCCGGACTGCTTGGCTGCGCCGACGAGAGCGAGCGCGGACTGGATCGGCATGAGTTACTCCTCGACCTTTGCGGACTTGGCGGACTTGGGGGAGGCAGCGGTGGGCGCCTTGACGGTTGCGACTCCGGCGTAGCACAGGTCGTCGAGGATGCGCTCCTCGACGGCGTCCGCCGGAGTGACGTCTCCGGCCTTGAACGCGTACTCGACCAATCCAGAGGTCATCGCGATCTCTCCGGAGACGGAGGTCGTCAGGGTGTACGTCTTCACGTTGCTCATCATCGGGCTCCTGTCACGGGCTAGGCGGGGCTGGGGTTACGTGGGCGCGGCAGCGGACCCAGAGGGTCAGCAGGACCATGCGCGTCCTGCCGTCTTCGCCGAGGGAGTCCTCGAGTTGGGACCGCTCGATCGTCGCGAGCATGACCGTCCCGTCAATCGTATGGTCCTCGCCTATGACGTCCTCGACGACCTCGCCGAGCGCCTTGACCCGGTCGCGGGCGTCCGTGTAGTTCCCGAGCCGCTTCGAGAGAACGTGAACGCGGAGGACGAAGTCTTCATCCTTCGCGGCGAGCCCGGACGTCCGGTACTCGGCGGACCAGTCATCGACCTCGCCGGAGACCCAGACGGAGTCGCGCTCCATGTTCGCGGGCGTAGCGAGGTCGACCTGCACGGAACCGGGCCAGGTCGCGTCCCGCAGCGACGCGTAGAGCGCGTCCTGTGTTGCCCAGATCTGAGAGCGCATAGCGTTATCCGATCGTCGGACGTCGCCGCCCGAACTGCAGGATGACGGCGTCAATCTCGGGGTCACCAGTTGGGCGTCCCGCTTCCGGGTTTGCGACGGAGATCCGGATCTCGCCGAGGTCCGTCGTCTGCGAGAGCGCCCTCGAGGGCAGCGCCGACGGGACGAGAGCCTCCACCGCGAGTTTCATCGCGGCACGGCGTACGGGCTCCGGGGGGAACTCGAAGCCATGCTCATACTCGACGACGACGTTGCGGTGACCTCGAGGCCAGACGTCTCCGTCCGTTCGCTTGAGGACCCCTGCCGGTCCGTCTATCTCGACGTCGGCCAGTTCCGTCGCGTCGAAGGCGTCCTCGATCGCGTCGGCTCCGGGGATCGTCTCGTCATAGATCGTGACGGATGCGACCCCGGTTACCTCGACGTGCGGGAGGAGGAGCCGGGTCGTGTCGTCCCCGGAGATCGTCTCGACGGTCCGACGGCTCGCGAAGGACACACTTGCTGCCTCCTCGAGCCTGGCGGTCGCCTCGTCTCGGGCGCGGCGGATCTCCGCCGACGTGTATCGCTGCGGGTCGGAGAGTTCGGGATAGAACTCGCGGATCTCCGCGACGTCGAACAGGAGGGCGCCGACGATCTCGACCGGCACGACGACGCTCTCGGATACTTCGGAGAGCGTGTAACCGAAGGTGACCTCATAGCGCCCGAGGTTCGAGCGGACGTCGCTGGGCAGCGCGTAGGTGAAGACACCTGTCCCAACGCCCGCGCTCGCGGTCCCTGTCGCGATCGTCGTCCCGGTAATGTCCCGGACGGTTACTGCAACGGAGCCGGTCGGAGCGGTCGGCGTGCCGTCCTCGTTGCGGACGACGAAGGCGAGCGTTCCCGCGCGGTTACGCGCGAACAGGCTCACGCCTCCTCCTTACCCTTCCGGGCAGGCGACTTGACCGCCTTATCCTCGACAGTCTTGCGGGGGCGACGCTTCGCCTCGGCAGCGGGCGCCGAGTAGCCGAGCGCCTCGAGGACGGACCGCTTGACGCGCTGCCCCTCATAGGCGACGACGTATCGGGGACGTCCCTCCTCGGCGGAGTAGATCCTCTCGGGGGCGACCACATACTCGTCAGCCATGCCCTGCTCCTCTCTGAGAACGGCGAGAGGGGCGAGGCGGGATCACCGCCCCGCCCCTCTCCGGGTCGTTGCTTAGGCGACGCTCTTGGCGAACGCCTTGGGCTGCGTGATCGCGAACGCGGCACGCATCGTGGCGAGGATCGCGACCTTGCGCTCCGTGAAGTAGGTGCTGTGCGAGTCGCTCGCGGCGACGGACAGACCCTCACGGACGAACAGGGTGGCGTCAGCGCCACGACCCACCAGCGGAGTGCCGCTGGTGAAGGCAGCGTGAACGATCACCGGCACGCCCCACAGCGTCGTCGGGCCGTTGCCCGCCGGATCGCCGTAGATGTAGCCGACCTTGCCAGCGACGTCGTTGGTGCCGTCGGTCGTCATCGAGTCGCCACGGACCAGGCGGATAGCCTCCCAGTCCTCGGGGTGGATGCCGATGAAGTCCGGCTCGACGAAAGCGTTGGTGCGGATCGTCGTGATGCAGCGGTGCAGCGACTCGACCATCGACAGCGAAGTCGAGGAGCGGTCGACAGAACCGATGTTTGCGTTGTTGTAGATGCCCGTGAAGTCCTGGCCCGAGCCGTTGCCCTTGAGGACCTGGTCCTGCAGGCGGCGACGGACGCCGTCGATGAGACGGTTGTTGATCCAGGACTCGACGAACGCGGCATCAGCGAGCGCACGACGGGTCACGGGGATGAAGTGCGGGATCTCGCGGACGTTCGCGGAACGCACCGTGAAGGCGACTGCCGACTCGGGGCTGTCCGAGGTCTCAGCGGTCTCGACAGCGTTGTTGGTGTAGGTCGTCTCCTCGAGCCACTCGACGACGTCGCTGTCCGTGGTAGCGGTAGCGATGACGTTGAGGAAGTCGAGACCCGCGAGGGGCTTGGCGACGATCAGCGAGGTGCGATCCTCCTCGGGGACACCCTGCAGAGCCGGGGTTCCAGCGCCGGTCACGGAGACGAGGGTCTTGACCGCCTCGCGGCCCATGACCTTGACGCCGTCCGTGGTGCCCAGCGGCATGTTGTCGCCCATAGCGGCGCGAGCCTTCATCTGCTGGTAAGCCTCGGAGCGGGTGAACGCCTCACCGAAGGTGCGAGCCTTGCGCTCCTCGCGGGGAGCGTCCATGCTCTTGCCCTCGGACTGGGCGATCTCGAGCAGGCGCGCACGCTTGCTCTCGAGTGCCGCGATCTCGTCGCGGACGGTGTCGTACTGCTTGGATGCGGTATCCAACTTGTCGAACGCCTCGGCGTTGGCGGCGAAGTCGACGCCTTCCGAGACGGCGCTCTTGCGGAGCCCGTCGAACTCTGCCCACGCTGTTGCCGCCTCAGCCTTCTTAGCGTCGATCGCGGCAGCGAGTGCGCGAGCCTGACCAGTGAGGTCGGCCATTGTCATTCCTCCGTGTTTCGAGGTCGCGTGAGCAGCGCGAGGATGTGCTCACTTGGGATGGTGCCCTGCGTGTCACCCGCGTCTGCGGGCGAGTCTGTGGTCGCGCTCGCGCCCTCCGGGGCGGGCTGGCGCGGGTCCGGGACTATCTCGACGTCAGACGCGCGAGCGCCTCGGAGTTCCTCCGTCTCGAGACCGTCCTCGAAGATGCGGATGAGGATCGCGGGGTTCTCCGGCGTCGCCTCGATCGCGTTAGGCGATCCCTCGACTCCGAGCATCCCGTCAGTCATCACATGCTCGATGCGCCCGACGTAGGCGTCATCGCCGTCCGTCCAGCCGACGAAGGCGCCCTCGACTGCTTCCTCGGCGGTCGCCTTCTCGCCTATGCGCTCGAGCCGGGAGGCGGTGCCCTCCTCCTCGAGCCGGGCGGCGGTCTGCTCCGCCCACTCCTGCGTGCGGCGGGCTCCCTCGGCGTCGGGACCGGCGCCCCAGAGGAGCATCGCGACGAGACCGGGGCCGGGGTATCCGTCGGCGTCCGGGTCGGAGTTCTGCGGCGCCTCGAGGTCGACGATGTGCCGGGCGATCCACGGACCCATCAGGCGGACCTTCTCCTCGCGGATCTCGCCCGAGACCATGTCGCGGGCGTCCCGGATCGTCTGCTCGACGAGTCCGTCTCCGCCGTGACCCTCCTCGTAGAGCGCGAGCCCGCGTGCCGCGTTCTCCGAGACGTACGATGGGACCTCGACTGCCTTCGCCTCCGGTGCCGCCTTCGGGCTGTCCGTCTGCGGCAGGGACTCGAGAACGGAGCCGAGAGCCTCATACGCCTCTCGGATCGTCTCGGCCTTAGCGGAGAGGACCCTGCTGTCGCGGAGCCCACGGAGCGCGGACGCGGCCTGCAGGAGTTCCGTCTCGGGGTTCATGCCGAGGAGCGTCGGCCCGACCTCGAACAGGTCGACGTCGGCGAGTTCGCGGACGGTCCCGTAGTCCGGATCTTCGACGTCCTGAAAGGCGCGGACGAAGTACCCGAATGAGAACTGTGTGACGCGGCGCGTCTTGAGTAGGTGGTGAACCTGCTCCGCGCGGGGACGGTCGAGGTCGAACTTCATGGGGACCTCGAGCCCGGCGTCCGTCTCGCGGATCTCGGCAGGGTCGGCCCAGCCGACGAAAGACTCCGGGTTGTCCCAGTCGTGCGACCAGATCACGGGGATCGGGTCGCCCTTCGCCTTCCACTCCTCGAGCGAGCGCGAGAACGCTCCGGGGAGGACGCGGTCGCCGCCAAGGTCGACGTTCCCGAAGACGGAGACGAGGGCGGTCGCGGTGCCGTCAGCCTTAGCCTTCGTGACCTTCGCTGCGACGGTCTTGGTCTCCAACTTCACGGCTCGATCCTCTCCTCGTCGTCACCCAGGAGCGCCTGCGTCACGACGCGGTCCGCTAGCCCCTGAGCGGGGGTTCCTGCCGCATCGCTGCCTCCCTCGATCGGAGACTCACCAACGGGCAGCATGTTCACGGGCATGAATACGGTGTCAGCGACCGGGTCCTCGATGCGCGGGAGCCCTTCGATCGCGCGACGCTCGTTGATCGTCGTCGTCGACGCCTGCTGCGTCAGCATGTGCATACGGGCTCGAGCCTCGGGATCCGGGCGGAGGAGTTCGGTCGTATCGAAGCGGAGACGGAGCCCGTCCCACTCCGGCTCCCCGGTGACCAGATGCGCGTTGATCGTGTCTTCGAGGAGGACGAGGCGGGCAGCGATCGCGTCATAGAGCGCACGACGGAACTCCGCGACGTTCGAGTATTGGGAGAAGCCCGTCCCGGAGCCGACGAGTCCGAGGAGCGCGAGGGGGACGTCGAACGCTGCCGAGACTTCCTCGCGGGAGAACCGGCGTTGGTCGATGAGTTGCGCGTCGGCGGCGGAGAGTCCGATCTGTTGCCACTTGAGCCCGCCCTCGAGGATCGCGACGCGTCCGCCGTTCTCGGGTCCGGCGTAGAGTTTCGTCAACTCGTCGCGGAGTCGAGGGATGACAGCCTCGTTGAGACGGGAGTCGGAAGTGAAGGCGCCGCGCGGGGTCACGCCGTTCCGGAGGGACTCGCCCTGCCAGGTCGCGGCGGCGTCCTCGAGCGCGACGGTTCGGCGTAGGGACTCCATCGGAGGTCCGCCGGGGAGCGCGACGTGGATGACGTCCTCCGGTCCGATCGCGGAGGTCTCCGTCCCGATCGTGATCGCGTAGAGCGAGACGCCTCGCTCGTCGGAGATCGTCTGGACGTTGCGCCAGGGCACGGGCCAGAGTTCCGTTGGGGCAGCGCCGGGCGCCGGGCGGTACTTGAGAAGTAGCGCGTTCCCGTGGACCATCGACGACCAGCCGATGTGCGACGTGAGGGCGAACTCGGAGCCGCGCGGGAACGGAGACTTGATCAGCCGCTCGAGCGACGTCCCGGTCTCGCGGACGGACTGCCCGGTCTCGTCGAGCGCGTCGACGACCATACGGTTGCGCGCGATCCCATAGACGAGTTTGTTGATAACGGAGAAGACGATGGGCTGGGTCCGGTAGATCGCCTCATAGGTGCCTGCGAGTCCGTCGCCTCGGAGCAGCGGGACGAAGCCCGCCGACGGTCCGGCGATCGTAGGGAGGGAGAGTGGGCCGGGGTACGCCTTGACTGCGCGTGCCTTGCCGCCTGAGACGATGACCGTCACGCGTCCTCCAACGTCTGCATCCACGCGACCCGCTCGCGCGGGACGATGACCTCGCCGTCGACCTTCTCGATCGCCTCCGCTCCGAGGTACGCCGCATGAGACAGGACGAGGCAGTCGCGATACGTCCCGACTAGGACGCCTCGGACGCTCGCCCCGTGCGTCATGTGGACGACGACGGTGCGACGGGTCAGGCGGTCAATCCACCTCACGCGGTTCATGCTCCCCCGCCCGTCACGTTCCGCTCGCGTCGGGCTCGCTCGTCGAGACACATCGCGTAGGTCAGCCAGTAGCCGATGCCGTCGACGGCGTTGTCGATCTTGTGCCGGTGAACCTCGCGTGCGATCTTGACGCCGACCATGCACAGCGAGACTTGCTCGGCGGAGACCTCGACGCCGAGGATCGCCGTCCAGATCTTCGCGGCGCGGTCGAAGTCGTCGAGCGGGTGCCCGTAGTCCTCGTTGCGGTCTCCGGAGACGAGGCTCGCGGCGTAGGCAGCGAGGTCTCCGGGGTCGAGGCTCACAGGACTGCTAGGTCGCCCCAGGACCCGGACCCCACGGTGATCGTGACCATCCCGGCTGGCGCGTCCTGCCCGGTCTTGTGCCTCCACCATGTGCTGCCTCCGTCGATCGCTGGTATCTGGATGAATGACTTCGCGCCTGTCTGCTCGACGCGAAGGTGGTGCAGGTGTGCGGCGAGGAGGAGGGTCGCGGATCCGATCGGCTGCATCCCGTGTGCCTGCCCGCTCCACCACTTGACGGGGTCTCGTCCGAACTGATGCCCGTGCGCGAAGCCGACGGGAGTCCCGGCGACGTCGAGCGTGATCGTCAACTCGTCGCGACCGGGGAAGACGAAGTGAACGTGGTCGAAGCCGGGCGCGAGTCGGAGGCCGTCGGCGACTGCTGCCGCTCCCTCGACTGCCCAGGAGTCGTCGTATCGGCGGACGACCTTCCCTGCCCGCTCGACCTCGTCGTGATTGCCGGGGACGACGGGGACGACGATCCTCGAGGCGAGCGGCGCGAAGGTCTGGATCTGGTGAAGCATGAGGCGCCGGTAGACCCGCAACTGTTCGCTCATCGAGAGGTCGAGTCGTCCCGCTGCCGCGAGAGCCCCGCCCTGCGAGACGAGTCCCTCGACGCAGTCGCCTAGCCAGGGGAGGGTGATCTCGTCGATGTGCCGCCCGATGCGGCGGAGATCCTTGAGGCGGGCGACGGCGAGGTCCGTCTTGTCGAGGAACCGCTCGACCGTGCCCTCCGTCCCGTCTCCGTCGGGCTTGCCTAGTTGGAGGTCTCCGGCGGCGACGACGTAGGAGGGGCCGGGCTCGCCGGTCGGCTCGGGTCGCTTCGGACGCTTCCTGCCGATGACCTCGAGGATCTCCTCGACGGGCTTAGAACGCTCTCTCCGCCTGCGGATCGTCGCCCGGTAGTAGAACAGGCGGCGGACGTTCCCCTCGCCCGTAGGGGCGTCCCAGGCCCGGTACTGGACGGGCTCGACGACCTCGAACTCCGCCGGGTCGAGATCCCAGACGGCGAGGAGGTCGGACCAGTCCTGCGGGGCAGAGTCGAGCGGGGCGGTCGTCAGGGTTCCGGCGGTGCCGTCCCAGGCGACGCCGGGCTCCCATCCGGCGGGGTGTCGAGTCGCGGGCGCCTGATACTCCGGCTCGGAGGGTCCGGCGGCGGCGAGGTCCTCGAGGGTCACCGCTCGCACCGGCAGCGCGCACGGCGATGGCGCTGAACGGTGTGGGCGCCGACGTCTATCCCGAACGGGAGCAGGGCGTCGGCTATGTCGATGCCTCGGGCGTTCTCATTCTCGAGAGCCTTCCGGAGCAGGTCGGCCTGATCCTCGGGGATCGTCTCGAGCGCGACGGCGATCGAGCAGGGCGGTCCCTTGCGGTAGAGCGCGGCGGCACGCTCGGGGTCAGCGAGGTCGGCGAGGCTCGGGGCGGTAGGGGTGTCGGCTTTCTTGGCGGGCACGGGGAACCTCCACGGGGCTTGGAGTGCCTTACCTGTACGCGTTCATCGTTACCCACCTGTCACTCGAACCTCTGCCGCTACACGCCGACGCCCCCGGGGGAAGGCGGGGGCGTCGGCTCGGAGGGGGCAGGAACGTCAGGAGGAGCGGCATCCCTTCGGGAGCCGATCGAACGCGGCGACGTACTTCCGGAACGGCGCCATGATCCACGCCTCGTGCTGCCAGGACGACCAGCCGCCGTACTGCGACGGGTCGAGCCTGCCGTCGCGGGTCAGCCCCCACGCGGACCAGTTCCGGCCCCGGTCCGTCATGTGCCGGTACACGATGCGTGCCTGCCGCTTCGGGTCGAGCATCGCTGCCCTCGACCACCAGGGCTTCGAGGAGTGCGCCGACGTCTGGATCTGGAAGATCCCGAGGGCTCCGGTGTACCAGGGCGAGGACTCGTCAAGGGAGCGCCCGTGCGACTCCCGCATGACGACGGCGTAGGCGGTCCGGAGGTCGCGGCCCCGGAAGCCCGCGCCGTGGAGGACGCGGACGATCCGATTGCGGCACTCGAACGCGGGCGCCGCCTTGACGACTGCCGTCGTCGGGCCGACGGGCGCGGGGGCGGCGTCGGCGTCGTAGTCGAGGGACGTCAGCCCGGCGAGGAGCAGAGCGGCGAGGGTCGCCCCGATCGTCGCGACGATCCTGCCGCGCCGGGTCAGGCGGACGGGGCGGCTCATGCCGCGCCCTTGATCCGCTTGCCGTCGAGGTCCCGGCGGTACTCGGCGACGTCGAGGA